ATTCTCTTAGAGTTGTTGATGATAACGGATGTTCTAAAACAAAAAAAATATCTATTGCTGGTAGTTCTCTATATGGTTCAACAGGGTATTTTAATGTGGGAAGTTCAAATCAATTTAATCAACCAATATTTGTTGAGTCCACACCTAAACAATTGTTAAATGAGGGATATAATCAAATTATATTGGATTCTCCCGGAAATACTAATTGTGTATTAAGCGCTGCGACTTTTCAAGTTTTTGTTTATGTTGGTAGTTATACTGACTCAAGTGTTTTTTATAATAGTACAGGGTTGTTAGATTATCCTTCGGATGAATTATGGTATAATACAATTCAAACATTATTAGAGTCTTTACCATCGATAGGTTCTGTGAATATTAATCCAATTACTAATACAATTGTGGTTGAGTCAAATAATGAAGACACCTCATTAGTTAATGCTGACATTAGTGTTGTTATGAGAATTGACTATCAGATAGACTGTGTTTGCCCTTTACCTACACCAACACCTACAAATACTCCGACAAACACTGTAACACCAACAGTTACACCAACACCTGGATTATCACCAACACCAACGATAACTCCTACTATGACTAATACACCAACGGTCACACCAACGGTTACGACAACTGTGACTCCAACGGTTACACCAACTATTACACCAACAAACACTGTGACTCCAACAATAACACCAACACCATCGGCAACTCAAACAAATTTACCTTGTTTTGGTTACTTGTATAATTTCTACGCTCTTACAGGTTCATCATCACAATCAATCACAAGTTCAGATGATTGGTCGGTTCCTTCTAAATCAGATTTTGATGTTTTATTATCATCAGTTTCAAATAATTCAAGAGCTTTAAGATTAGTGGATACAACAACTTATTGGAATAGTTCCAACATTAACGCAACGAATTCATCCGGATTTGGTGGTATTGGAAATGGTGTTAGAACAAATAGTGGATTCTTAAATCAAAGACAAAGTAGTTTATATAGAACATTAACACCTTATGGTGTTAATCAAGGTTGGGTTCTACCTTTAATCTCAGGTGGATTGACAACAACCACATCATATGGTTCTAGTAGAGAAAATGGTTCTCCGGTTAGATTAGTTAAATCAACAACTATGTTATCACCGGGACAAACAGGTGTTTATTATGGTAATAATGGTGTTTCTTACCCTACAATATGTATTGGAACACAAGAATGGTTGGCTGTGGATTTAACAGAGACTTATTATAGAGATTTAACAACTATCCCTAATGTTACCGACCAAACAAGTTGGAATGGTTTAACAACGGGAGCATATTGTATTTATGATAACGATACATACTACATTAGTGGTTGTAATTAATATTGTTAAATACGTGGTTACGTAGGGTGCATGGCAGTGTTTCAACCCGACCTGAGTAGGCATAGAACTTATCAATACCCATCCAATAGACTGTGTTGTTTACAGCAATAACTGCTCGTGGGCTAGCTATAGAAATGTTGTCAGATAGCTCTTGAATACCAAATACGTCTGTTGTGCCTAAGAACTGTAAGGAATTGAGGGTTCCGTCTGTAAATACTAGAATCTCCTGACGAGTCGGAATAGCCCGCACGATGCGTGAGCCACGAGGAACTTGAATAAAACCAGCTGAGTTAGTAACTAACGGGGTCCAGATTTCTGGGTTGTCTTGGTCAGACCAGCGGATTAGCAATGGGTTAAAGACTGCACTGCCATATTCTGTAGCACCAAAGGCTAACAGGTGCTTATCACCCTGAGAGACCATAATCTGCATAGCCTCCTCTGGTACATCTGCTGCACCTCCTAAAGAAGAAAGCAAGACTGCACGGCTAGTATAGGTAGCGTCGTACTCCCATATATAGATAGCACCGTTACGGATATTAGCTATTAAGGAGTCGTAGAAGTTGTCAAACCACCAGTCTCGCTGAGTAATAACGATTGGGTTAAACGCACCAGAACCCCAACCACCCCTAGACCAAGCGCCAGCGCCCCAGCCATAACCATAGGAAACAACGTCAGCACCAATATCAATCTCGAACTCAGCCACAATCGCTGTGCCACCACCAGCAGTAACAGTAGACGTAGCCGCAGTAGAAACGGTAATAGTGAAGGTATCTGGGTCTAAATAGCCTATCGCATGGTTAGCATTAAGTTCAGAAGCTGGGATTCCGCCCACTGCTGTAGAGCCAGAAAAGGTTACATAGCTACCGTTGGTTGAACCAAAAGCGTTAATATTTACAGTAACTACTCTAGACCCTGCCGTAGTTTGGAAGCAGTTGTCTGTGTCTGGAGTGGACATCGTATCCCGCAAAGGAGTGATGTCTATAAGATTTCTACCTGACTCTAGGTATAGTTTCTTGCTGGTGCCAAGTGCTAGGATGTTATCGCTGGTAGTAGTAATCCAGTTGAACATCTGACGGCAAACACCGATGAGTGTGAACGTGCCGTAACGAAGCCACCCACCAATCTTCTGTGGATAGCCTGAGCGGAAACGAATCTTATCGCACTCGTAGTAACCGCCTTCATTGGTGTAGTTAGTCTGGTCTCTATTGACCCCAGGCTTGAACTGTAATTTCTGTAATGGCACAGGGTTTACCCTAACATTTTAAGTGCTTCTTCTTTAACCTCTGCAACGCGCCTCGACCAGCCTTTACCAAATGTTTCGAAGGTCTTAAGTGATTGTAAGAACTCTAAGCGTTTAGCGCAATACACAGACACCAAACGAGCTGCATCTTCTTCCTGTGCTTTCTTAACTAGACCAGCAGTAATGCTACCGTAACCACCATCAGGAGTAGCCCCAACAACCGACTGCAAAAACTTAATGGCGCGCCCAGGACCTGAGTTAACAGCGACGTCAAAAACGCAATAGTCAAGACCAGATACAAGATCATCAGCGTGGCAAGCATCCCAATATTTCTTCTTATACAAAGGTGCAACGGTTTCTGGAGTTAGAGCGCGCATCTGCTTTTCATCAACAGGATGCCCAACCCATTCTTCCCATACTCTAGCAGTAACACCAAGATTAGTCATCCCACCTGGGTCTGACGGATGGTTTACGTAGCCACCTTCATGACCTAATAATTTCTCTAGACACTTCTCGAAGTTCTCTTTCATTTCTTCATCAATCCTTCAATTTCTTTAGTTTTGTCTTTACTTCCTTGGCTTGAACCAAAGTAGAACGAAAGCACTTGACCTGCTGAGCTAGTAATAAAACCTAGCGCAAAGATAATGATCTGTTGCTGGTCAGTAGGCACGTTGATAAAAATCAGCACACCAATAAATAAGAACGCTAAACCAACGGTGCCAAGGGCTAATAGAGGAACCACAGCCTTTTCAAATTTTGTTGCGTTCTCTGAAGTAGCTACGGCAGCGTAGGCTTGACGAGCTGAATCACGGTCTTGAGCGTCCATCTTGGCATACTCAAGGTCTAGCTCTTTGAGCTTCATAGTCATCTCTGGATTGCCAGTCAGCGCCTCAGTAATACCATCTACAGTAGCATCGGGTATGCCCAGCTTATCAGCCAACCAGCCCACAGCAGCTCCGCCAGCAGGACCAGCAACAGCAGTAGCCAGAACAGGAGCAACGTTTTTAAGAAGTCCAATTAATGTATCCATCATGCGTAACAGGCTATTGCCCCCCAGTAACTAAAACAAAATGATAAATAAACCAACATCAAAAAGCTCCTAAAATAAACTTGAGCCACAATGTAACCATCAGCGCAGCAACAAAACAATAAAACTGCACCCGTCTTACTTCTTTTAAATCATGCTGGAACTCTTCGTTGTTCTTGCGTTCCATATTCTCAATATCCAACTTAATCTTAAGTAATGCTTCCCACTCTTTAGCACCATACTGCTTTACAAACTTAATCTTTAAATCAGCCTCCTCATCGGAGATTTGCTTCTTTCGTTTCCATTCGTCAAGCGCTTTAATCAGCGCTCGTTCCTTCTTAAATTCTGCTTCTCGCCTTGCCCGTATGCGCTCTTGCGCTTTTTGCTGGGCTACTTCTAGGCCGTCTTTTTGTATTCCTTCAATACTCTTAGTAACAGACTTGCCCGCTTCACGAGCAGAATCAAAGCCTGAACTAAGCCCCTTTACCCCCTCGGACAACCCTAACGGATCGGACATACATCAAAACGTTGCCCCACCAGAAGATAGATTTGCCACTACGATAGCTACATGCTGTTCAGGATTTGATAAGTCAAACCCACAGTCGTTGCATTTTTTAGCAGTTAATTCGGCTTCATCCACATCACGGCTGCAGTTAGGGCAGTAGATTTCAATGGTATGACGTGGCTTAAACTCGCCATCGTCTATTGAGTCTTGTATTTCTTTAATCATTTCCTTCTCCTTAAAATCCAAGCCAACCAGTCATAATATATTTTTCATTGCTAATTGGTGGGTTGCCCCGATGGGTATGCGTAAAACCTGTGGGCCAAAAAATTAATGTACCTTGCTTTGGTTTTACTCTTTTTGCCAAATACAAAAACTCAGTCTCGCCGCCCTCTTCAACGTCATTCAAATACACCATCCACGCAATTAAACGATCGGTGCAAAACTGATTGCAGCTTTCGTAATGCCAGATATGGTAGCCCCCACTAATAGACGTTTTTTGAATCTTTATGTCTAGGTTGCCGTGCGGTGCAGTATTGGGTTCTTGCAAAACAGAAAAGTGTTCAGAATAATTAGCGTAGCATTGTTGCAGCACTGAGTTAAACGTATTTACTAACTCTCTACTGTACATCTTTACGCTTTCTTCTGTAGCGCATGGATATACAGCCAGATCGTCTTTCATCATCTTGGGCGCTTCTTCTTTTCTAGTGACAAAGAACCCGTTGTCTTTTTGAAGCTCAAAATGCTTCATTGTTTCTTCACAGAACTCTTTAGAAAACGCACCGTCATAGATGCCTATAAAGTTTTCAATACGAGGTGTAATTTCGTGCTTATCAGTCATTTAAAGCCTTTTCCGTTGCTTCTTTAGTGGCTGCGTCTGTCGCGCGCATCTCTGCTTCTAGTTCGTCTTCAGTAATACTCGGCACAACTAGCCACTTACCAAAGTACCCCATCTCGGGGCTAACGTAACGTACCTGTAGCAAAAAGCTACCGCTCTTTAACTGAACCCACCTAAACTCAGGAACAGATCTTGGATATATTCTGTAGGTCATACAGTCACCCATACCGCTTGAGGTTTAACAGGCCAATTAACATCCCCTTCTGGTGGGTTAACTGCAATTGCACGTAGCTGGCTCCGATAAGCTAAAAACTCAGCTTGATTAGCTAAATACGGGTTTGAGTACTGCGGATTAGCAACGTCTGCTATTGATGTCCAGTCTGTATAAACTAGCAACTCGGACGCAGTTGTCTTATTTTGTTCAGGCGTTGTAATTGGTTTAACGTACGGAGCAACAGGCCCAAAATCACCAGCTTTTGCTTGGTCATATAATTGACGCCCATATGCTTCTGGGTCAAATGCAGTTGCATTAAACGGAAGTTCGTCAGCAAATTCTTCCCATTTAATCGTAAGCAAAATCTGTAACCCGTCTTCGGAGTTGTATACAGGGTCTTTAGCATATTGAAACGTAAACATTATTATTCCTTATTAAGAAACTCTACAAGCAGAACCTAATTGAGCACCGTTTTGACCTGATGCAGTGCCGCCCATCCAACGCCAAGTACCCGACAGAGTAGAGTTATTTAAGTTGTATCTTATACGACCATCGTTATTATGACGTGCCAAAGATTGTATCTGCCCAGAGCCAGTACCAGCAGAATAGTTTGACCCACTACTCACAGTAGAGCCCGTTGAAAACGCTTGGCAATAACTGCCTACGCTATTAAAACTAGGACAAGCGATAGTTAAAGTCCCTGAAGAAGTAATCGTGCCACCACTTAATCCGTTACCAGAAGCAACCGACGTTACAGTACCAGACCCACCAGCAGACGTTTGGGTTGTACCGTTATTAAATGTGATTGTTGTGCCGCTTACTGTTATTGGCATATTTACTCCTAATTAAGAAACCCGACAAGCGGAACCCAGCAAAGTAGTTTGCCCGCCTGAATTACCAGTCATCCATCTCCACGTACCTGACATAGTCGAGTTACTTAAGTTGTAGTTTACAAACCCGTTTGGGTTATATTCTGCTAAAGAGCGTACCTGACCAGAGCCAGAGCCAGCAGCGTAATCTGACCCACCAGATAAAGCTGACCCAGAAGAAAAAGCAGTAATGTAACTTCCAACTGTATCGAGAGACGGACAAGCAATAACTAAAGTACCACTAGATGTAATTGTGCCCCCACTGAGTCCATTACCAGTAGCAATAGAAGTCACTGTACCTGAGCCGCCCGCTGTAGTTTGGGTGGTACCGTTATTGAACGTAATTGTTGTTCCACTTATTGTTATTGGCATTTTTAACTCCTATGAAACTCTACAAGCTGAACCAAGGTTTACGTTTGCACCACCAGAATTTCCAGTCATCCATCTCCACGTGCCTGACATAGTAGAGTTATTCAGGTTGTATCGAACAAACCCATCGTTATTAAAACGAGCTAATGATTGAATCTGGCTAGAGCCAGTACCAGGAGAGTAATCCGATCCCCCCGATATACCTGTGTTGCAAAACGCCGTAGTGTAAGACCCCACAGTGTTATACGAAGGAGCAGCAAGGACTAAAGTGCCTGTTGAAGTTATGGTGCCGCCGCTAAGTCCGTTACCTGTTGCAACAGAAGTAACTGTGCCCGACCCTGCCGCTGTAGTTTGCGTTGTGCCGTTATTAAAGGTAATCGTGGTTCCGCTTACTGTTATTGGCATATTTACTCCTAATTAAGCTGTTCGCTTCCACATACGCACAGTGATGTATGGTTGTATGTTAGCGTTAGTACCACTAGAACCTTCAGTGCTGTTTGTAGTGGCTACAGTGATTCCAGTAGATGCTGCTCCAGTAGTAGAGACAATTCCAAGGTTACTACCGCCCACACTAGAAGCAGTACTAGTTCCTCCGTTAAACAAAGCAAAATTACCTCCTGCACCTGTTCCGTGACTGTGGGTTGGGTCTGATACCGAAGACGTAGCAGTGTGGGTATGGGATACAAGAACAGCATCTTTAGAACCGCCAGTCTCTTCAGCGGTATCGAATAACGGATCACCTGCGTCCAAACCTACCATAACACGACCAGCGCCAAAGGCTGTCCATGTACCAAAACCTAATAAAGTATTTGGGTTAGAAGAGCTAGTAGCGTTGATGTAAATAGAACCTACTGGGTATGCAGCTTGGAGCGCAGCGGTCACAAACGCCGTTGTAGCTAGTTGGGTTGTGTTTGTCCCTGGAGCCGCTGTTGGACCTGATGGAATGCCTGTAAATGTTGATGTACCTGTAACTGCTAGAGTATTAGATAAGGTTGTTGCACCTGTTAAAGTGGTTGTGCCTGTAACCCCAAGGTTGCCATTAACACTAAAACTACCTGATGTACCAGATAGACCAGCATAAAAGTTTGTACCATCACAGTAGATAAGGCAGGCTGTACCATTTGGAATATTTACACCCGTACCAGATGAACCAATTACCCGTATGGCGTACCCGCCAGTAGTATTGTTAACGACGGTGTAGAGCTTTTCTACTAGCGGAGGAATAAGGTCTCGTACCGCATTGTTTGTGCCTGTTACCACTAAAACTGCATTTCTTGCTTCGTCTAATGTACCGTTGAAGTTAGTAAGTGTGTAGTTAGCGTCAATCATTGTGATGCTTTGCACGCCAGTAATTGCCTGCTCAAGAAGTGCGCCTAGGTTGGTATTGGTCGTTTGACCCCAAATACCAGATTGATCGCCATCTCCGATTAGGGCTAGTTTTAAACTTGTCGAGTAGGTTGTTGCCATAATTTATCCTTAAGCTGCTATTACATCTGTCCAATTTGGAGTTTGCGAGGGATTAATTTCATTCCAGTTTGGCGTCTGATCTGTATTTATTAACCCCCACACATTAACTCTCTTTAGTCTAACAACGGTTTTTACACCAGTCAAATTGACTACTGCACTACCTCTAACGTCCACATTACCAACACGACCAACCGCAAAGACCCCAGTCAAATTAACTACTGCACTAGCTTGTACATCAACGTTACCAATGCGACCAACAGCAAATACACCTGTTAAGTCAACAACAGCGTTTCCAATAACTTCTACATTACCAATTCGCCCTACAGCGAACACACCTGTTAAATTAACTACCGCACTAGCTTGTACATCAACGTTACCGATCCGTCCTACAGCTGATACACCCGTTAGGTCAACCACTGCATCAGCACGTACATCAACGTTGCCAACAACGCCAATTGCCCTAACACCAGTCAGGAATACGTTAGCCTCAGCTACTACCGTTACAGTTCCAACTCTGCCAACTGCGCTTACGCTTGTTAAATCAATAACTGCAGTGGCTTGAACCTCTACGTCGCCAACAACACCAACGGCAGTTACGCCAGTTAACTCAACTGTTATACCTTGAGATGCCTCGCCTGTATCAGCAAACGGGGCACCTGCGTACGGTGAAAAACCAAAGGTCTTTATTTAGCCTTTAATTCAGCACGTAGTTCAGCTACTTCTTTCCTTAGTTCTTCTACACCTTTAGCGAGTTCAACAGCTGCAACTAATGCTGCACCACCATAGTTAACCGATAAGTAGCCATCAGCACCTTCTACAACGGCTTCGGGCATGACTT